CTTAAACCAGACTGACATCACCGCTTCGCCCGGAGTCGTTCCGAAGTTTGTCGCGGCGGGCAGATCGTCATCGAGCTTGCCGATTATTTCCAGGGGAGCTTTAACGCCAAACGCGGCGTTCGCAGACTGCTGCTTATGCCACAACATTCTGGCGACCGCGTCTGCCAGCTCATTCAGCCGAGCCGCGCTGAGTCGCTCGCCTCGCTGAAAGTCTGGAACGTGTGGCTGAAAGTTATTTGGCATTAGGTGAAGATCCGCCGAAGATCAGTTTCCTGAAACGTATAACCAGTGCCGATTGCTGATCTTGGCCTATCAAAGTCGCCAATTTCCTCCCGCCACTGCCAATTCCACCCGTAGACAGTGCTTCCGCCGTTTGCTGCTTGCCCCGTCGTGCTCCAAGACGTTTGGGCCTTTTCCAAGAATGTAAGCGTGAGCTTCCACGTCGTTTGGCCTAGCGTATTGAGTGAAATTGAAGCCGACTTTTCAGCGAACAGCAAAGTACCCGGTGCAAGCAATTGTTTTGTGATCGGAATCAGAAACGCCACACTGTTGACGTGGTTAATGCACTCTGAAAGCACTCGCCACGGAGGATTCAGAACCTGCGACCATGTCACTACGTGCCGTGTCGTTGTCGTGGCATAGGCCGCGTTTACGTCAGCAGGAAGCGGAACGTTGTCTGACGCCCACTTTAGCCCACGACTCGGCACAGTCACAAACTCGCCCTGCTCCTGCATTTCGTAACTAATAAGCGTTCCATCTTCGGTAGGCACCATCGGTTTGTAACCGATAGTGATCTTTGCTTCGCCTGCGTGCGTCAATGCCTGTGACTGCGGATCACTGATCACTGCCGTCCGAGGGTTTGGCGCAATCTTGTCGATGTTGAACGTGTCGGCAAACACTCCGGGGAAGCCTGAACCGTAGATCATTGGCAAGCCGATCGGCCCCCCCGTAAACATTCCGTTTACGAAGTTCCAGCGGTCATCCCACGCGGTGACAAAGATCCGCGTAAACTGAAAATCACCGTCTCGATTGCCAGTTTCAATCGGGCTGTCTTCATGCTCAACGAATGGGACGTTAATCGGCATTACGCAAGGCCCATGTCAAGGTTTTGAACAGCCTGTAATTGTTGCTGCTGAATGTTCAGTTGCTGCTGTTGCACGCTCAAGGATGACTGTGCAACATTCAATTGTTTGTTTAGCGTCGATTCACGTAGCGACGCAAACAGCGCTTCCGCAGAGAACGTCTTTGACTGACCGGCCTCTACCATTTGTGTTGCAAATTGCTGCGGCAGTCTTTTATTCGCGTCGACGCTGGTTTCGTCTTTACCTTTAGGCTCGTTTCCTTCAGCCTCTGCTGCGATCTGATCCGCCTTGATTCTTCGTGCGGCCGCAAGTTCTTCGTCAATTTTTTCCATCAGCGAAGAACCGCCACCGCTCCTCAGTTCTGGCATTTGAAACTCGTCAAGGGGAACGGTGAACTCCGTCACTTCCTGCCCGAGCAGCATCTGTTTCATTGCTCGCATTCTGGCCCCAAGATTGTCGACCATCTTGCCCGAGTTTGCCTGAATCCAATCAAAGGCTGATTTGGCGATGCTAACGATGTCCTCAAACGCATCCCGGAACCTGTCAGCGATATGAATCGCAGTCACTCCGACGATGACGCCGATACCTTCGAACTTTTCTTGCGTTTCAGTGAACCAGTCGCGGACGGATGTCTGCAGCTTACTGAACGTCGATGGCATTTCGTCGGTTTTATCGAAGAACTTGCGAGCCCATTCCAGTAGCTTGTTAGCTTCTGGTAAAAGCGTGGTTCCCATTGCAATTGCCAACATCTCGACTTCGCTTTTCAGTTTCGCGTATTGGCCTGCAGTCGTTTGGCTCATTCGGTCATTCATGCCAGCGAAGCGACCGCCTGCAGAAGTCGCATCAACGAATGCCTGCTTGACTTCCGCCACTGAAACATTCCCGTCCTCCATTCGTTTCTTGAGGACCGCCATCGATTCGCCGGTTCGCTTGCTAATCTCCTGCAGTGGGCTAAATCCCGCGTTGATCATTTGATTTAGGTCTTGCCCCATCAGTCGCCCAGCCCCAGACATCTGCCCAAATGCCCGCGTCATCCCTTCGAGTTTTTGAGAGTCACCGGCTGCGATGTCGGTGATCATTGACAGGATCGGAACAACTTCCTCGCCAGCGACGCCAAAGTTTAACATCATCTTGGCGGACTCAGACAGTTCCCGCATTCCGAAAACCGTCTTCATGTCCAACGCTCTCATGGCGTCGATCATCGCTTTCGATTTCTCGGCCGAGCCGAGAAGCACTTCAAACGCAATGGCGGTCTGCTCTGCTCCGGCCGCCAGCGACATCATGCCGCCAACCGCCGCACCCGCACCGAGCCCCGCCAGCGTTGACCCCATACCGCCAAGATTTAGGCGGACGCTTTTCAGCTTATTGATCAGCCCGCCCGCCGCTGTAGTTGTGCGATCGAGTGCCCGCCCTGCCATTCCCGCCTTCGTCTGGACTTGCGAAAGCCCATCGGCAGAAAAAATAACCTGTGCTTCTTGAACCGTAATCGCCATTAGCCTGGCCTCTTTTCAAAGATGTCTTCCGGGCACCATGCCCCGGCTGCGACCAGCACTTGATACATCGTCATTCGTCCGATTTCCTCGAACGTCCAACCATACTTCTCGGCAACATTGCGGAACACTGTAGCCCACGGGATTGTTCGCCGCGTTACTGGCCCGACGCCGCCACTGCTGTCAGGCCATTTGAGTTTCCCACTTCGGTTTTTTCTTCAATCGCGTGGATCGCTGACACGATGCCGTTTATGTCATCAAACCAGTCAATGAAGTCCGCGCCGAGTTGAATTCCCTGTTCTGCCGGAAGATCCTGCGGAAACTCTGTCGCGTGATTCTTCCCCATTGCTCGCCAAATCGACCATGACAGCCCACGCATCGACCTATCGAACCGATCCTCATCTACCATCGTGGCAATTAGAGGACGTGCCACGGTGTCCGCTGCGATCTTCATTGCCATTTGCTGAACTGAGCGGTCTTTAATGGATTCGATACCCGCGTAGGGATTGCCGACGCGGGAAAGAATCGCTTCCTCTTTTTTTGCGTAGTCAGCGAGCGACCGGATTTCAAGCCGATACGTTCTGCCGTCTTTGCTAAGCTCTGCAGTCCGCCGACCGCAGAGATTGAACAATCCATCCGCCACGGATTACCCCTGATTAAGAAAGAGTGAAAGCACCGGCACCAGTTGGGATGCCCTGGAAGTCAAATGTGAAATCGCAGGCCACTGGCTCGCCTGAGTCGGCATCGAAAGTGATGTCGCCCACATCAGTGACCATGATTGTTCCGGTGATTGTGTCGCTGGATGCTGTGCCGTGCAGGACGACCGAGTATTCAGTCCCAATGACCATTGCCATCGTCGCGCCAGCGTGGATAAACACTGTGGCCGATCCGGTCCAGTCCTTCACGCCGACAGTTGTTTTGCGACCACCGGAAGTCGAGTTACTGGCATAGCGGCCCTTTGCTGCCGTACCCTTGACCATCCATTTGGACGTATGCTCGATTGCGGCTCCGCTAATCTTGAACGTCATCGCGTTGCCGGTGAGCGGTGTTCCTGCTGACATTATGTTGAGTCCTTATTGAGCGAAAAGAAAAAGCAGAATCAGCAGTTGTTACGGCTTGGCAATTTCACTGGCGTTGATCTTGATGTTCAGATTGCTGGTTGTCGTCGCGATGCCAAGAATTGTCACATAGTCACCGCTGGCAAGATCGGTGTCGGGAGCAATTCCTCCGGCTGTGGTGGAAACCACATAGACGACGCCAACAGTGAAGCCTGCATTGAACGTCAAGTTGCCACTGGTGGCATACTTCAGTGGCTGGCCTGCGGATGCTCCGTGAAGTGCGATTCCTGCCGCAACGCTCGTGGCCTGAACATCGCAATCAGCAGCTTTCAGTTTGCTGCTGTCGGTCGTGTCGATGTAGACGGGCATTCCAGCCGTCACCGTCCCGCCTGCAATGCCTTCACTGATTGCTGTGTTTGCTGTCTTGACCACGCTTGCGGCCGTTACTGATACGTCAGCCATTATCAGACTCCATTGTGTTGAATTTCAAAACTTACAGTGCTGTCCCAAATTCCAGTCGACTCATCCTGTTCAGATGAAATCCCACTGGACCGGCAAAACGAAATGACTGACTCAGATCCGGTGAACGTGTTGCTGTCCCAAAGCGTTTCGCATCTCTGCGCCACCGCTTTTGCTCGGTCGTAATCAATTGACATTACTGAAACTTTAACCTGACTTTTCCAGCCTCGCCCGCTGTTCGTTCTCCAGTGCGGCTCCGTCGCAACTTGCAGAACAACGCAGTCGTCAAAATGCCCGTCCTGATCTTTATCCGCGTCGATTACTTCGTTCGTTTGGATGATCTCCGTGCCAACACGCTCGACAGGAATCATGGACATCAGGCCCGAGGTTCCTTTCCAGCGTTCGACTAGACATTGATCGAGACCAGTGCTCACTTAACGACCGCTTTCTTCTTGCCGCCTTTGTTGGCCTGCTTGAGTTCACTTCCAATAACTTTGCCAAATGCCTCTTTGTTGTCTTCAACTGCAGGTTTCAGGAATGGTCTGCCTTTGCCGTCCTTTCGAAACTCCCACATCGCCATGTATCCAGCGATCTTCTTGTCTACATAAACGCGGCTTTCCAGCTTCTTGCCTTTGAGCCTCAACTGAGCCTTAATTGACGATCTGCCTTTGCCAGTCCTCATCTTTGGCGGTTCGCCCGGCCTGCTTGCGCCCGGGTCTGAATTTGATGTTCTGACACGAGCCCCGGCGATGTCGGCCGTTCCATTTAGATCAAGTTGTGTTCTAGATCGCTGCTCCGCCCGCAATACTCGTTTCTGATCTCTAGCCTGAATCTTTCTGTCACGTTCCCTGAGTCTTGCTGCCTTCTTTCGGGCCTTAAAAAACCGAGTCGTGTTCTTCGTTGCCGCCCTGAGTGTCTTCTTCGCGAATCGCTTCGCCTTGCGTGTTTGCCCCGGCAGTTTCTTGAGCCGTCGCCGTGCCTCCTTCAGTCTTCGCTTGCCAATTCGCTTGAAAGATTTGGAAGCCTTTTTCGCCTGTCGGTTTGCTTTTTTTGCCCGTCTCGTTACGGCCTTTGAAAGTGAATTCGACTTCAGAAACCTCGCGGCTTTTTTCTTGCTTTTATTAACCGTTCTGCTGACTACCTTGATTCTCTTCGCAACGTTTTTCTTCGCAGCCTTGACCCGCTTGCGACCTGCCTTGGAAGTTGCGGAAAGCAGTTTCCCGGCTTTGTATCGAAGCGTCTTAGGTTTGCGTTTCGCCATCTTGTTGCGCCGCCGTTCTTCTTGTTCCCGGCCGTCTCACATAACGCCGACTAACTGACTGCTGAGCGATTGTTTTTAACTTCAATGCTGCCGCCTCTAGTGCATCCGCTGTTTCTTTTTGCAGTTCCCTCATCATTTGAACTGTGCGGTCAACTCGCTTAATGCTCATACGTCCGACCTTGAGCAAATCAGGTACGGCAGTTCGTCTCGATTGAATCCCTTTTCGAGTCGGTCAACTCGGAAGGCTCTGTTGTTCGAATCAGTGATTGTCAGATCCGTATCGAGATCAGGGACTGTTTCAAGAAGGCAGTACCACTCACCTTGCATCATTCGCCGCTTGTTATCTACGTCGATCTCAGCTGATGACTGAAACCACTGGCAGCGATATGTTGTCGCCAGCCCAGACTTCACCAGAGCATCAGCCCCGCTTGCCCGCTTGTATTTAACCCGAGGGACAACCGTGATTGTGTCCGTCAACTGAAGGTGGCAATGAGACCGCTGCAAAGCAGTCTCTGCCGGATCTGTGTAAAGGACTCGCCATGTCGTTGTGATGTTGCCACGCTTAACGCGAAACAGATCCCCCTGCCGTGTTGCTGTGCCCTTCTGAACTGTCCAAACAAATGCCCGCCTGATTGTTTGCAGGTCTGGCTGCTCAATCAGGCGAACTGTTCTGTTGAGTCCCGAGGTTTGGCCGTATGGTGTCCACAATGCCGGTTCACCGAGTTCATCGGTGTTCAGGATTGCACACGCATCAACGGCCATTTGCTCGCGGAGGCTCATTCAGTTGCGTCCACCAGCTTGAGAAATCCCATTCCGATGTGACCTTCAATCGCTGCTTTCAGGTTGCACTTGATCGCATCGGGCGTTTCCAAGTTGATCTTTACCGGCTTTTCGCCGATTTCGATTCGCCCATTGTTCGGCTTGTCTTTCGGAGCAATCCGAAAACCAAACACTTTGCCGGTTGCCTTCGGGCCTTTTGAAACCGTGATCGTCTTTGTCTTTTCCGATGGTGCCATTTTCTGAGCCTCATTCCGCCGCCACAAAATGCCCTGTGATTATGGCGGATAACCACAGAGCCACCGGAAGACACGGCTTCCAGTGTTTCTCATCCACAGCCGCCGATTAGGTGAAGGTGTGCAGAACTGCTTTCCACCATGCCAAGTAACCAAGGTTGTAACGTGCCTCGGTCATAAACTTGACATCCTTGGTCTCGCTGTCGTCCAGCCCTTTCATCTGACGTGAAAGCGGCTCGCGAGCCTGAAACACAAATGGCTTCAATGGACCATCCAAATTGAACAGGTAGAACTTGCTCGTGTCGGTCAAGTATGCGCTCGACATGATCTTCGGAGCGTCGACAACGACGTTTGTACCGCCGGTGCTCACCAGAGGTGCCAGCAATGCTTCTTTGAAGATGGCTTCAAAGTCGACATTGCACAGCAGAAGCAGGTTGCTCAGACCCATGCTGATCGGGCGATTGAGCAGTTTGCCCTGATCGTTGCGGAACTTCATCATGGCGTTGCGAGCGGCGTTAAACGCTGCCTTGGCTTCTGCAACCGTTGGCGTCGTGCCAGTTGCCGCTGCGCTGGTGAGATCGTTGCTCTGAGTGCCAGAGTCTCCCCAACTGTGGTCAGTATCAAAGAAGAACTGCCCATCGAAACAGGCTGTCGATTCACCATTCACAAGAGTCGTAAAGAACAGCTCGTCAGGGTGATAACTGGCCTCAACGGCCAAATCTTCCATGAGCGGCCCGTACATGTTCATACGGTCGTCGGCGATGTCGGTTTTCTTGATCTTGAGCGAGTTTTCCCAGTGCTTGTTTGCAATGGTGAACGTTCCCGCTCGCAGCTCGTGGAACTGTCGATCACCAAGCCACTCACGGACGCCGGGATGATTCCCGAGCATTCCATAGGCTTCGTCTGCACCGTCGCTTGGAACGATGGTCGAAACCTGCGGATAGAACGGAGTCGCGGTGCCGATTCGGTTGTCAAATTTCTGCGTCAAAGTCCGCAGTGTGACTGTTGCTTTTGCTGTATCCAGAGGCATGAGAGGTTTCCTTCAAAACCTCCATCACGGTAATCACACTGAGAAAATCAACTCTGTCGCGGGTAAGCCGGGAACGTTGCAACGTATCACCGGCCTCCCGTGACGGAGACACAAAAATTCAATTAGCCGACTCGGCTTCGTGCTTCGAGATCCGCAACGCGAATCTGAAGATTTCGAATCACAGACAGGACCGTGTTGCCTTCGTCAGCAGTCGTGAAGCCGAAAGGCGTCGTGCTGGTCACGCTGGCAATTGCGTAGTCAGGAGTCCCAGGAGAGGTGTGTGTGATCGTTGTCAACGCAGCAACAGGCAAAGCACCTGTTCCAGTCGGTTCGATCTCGACAATCAGCTTTGTGCCCGACACGAATCCAACCGCCCGGCCAATTGGAACGCTTGTCGATCCGATAGCCACGTTGATTACGTAGTTATCATCGCCATAAACCACGTCGCCCACATTGGCCTGCGTGTATGTGCCAGCACCAGTCAGCACGAAGTCACCTTCGGTGTAGACTTCAACCTGAATGTCACCGGCTGAACCGTTGGTGTTGTCGGCTTCGTTTACGGCAATGCCGCAGAAGCCATTTACACCGGTCGCGGTGTCGTCGTCAGCAAAGCCTGCTGCCGTCAGGAAAACGAGAGTTCCCTGATAAATGCGAGTTGAAGCCGCAACCGGAAACGACCGGCGCGTTCCATCCTGAACGTCAATGACTTGATTGGCTGTTACAGCCATGGTATTCGCTCCTCAAACAGTGATTGAAAAAGAATCGCCCTTTCGGAGCGTGATTAACCCGCAGCGTTCATCGGGGCCTTGAGAACATCGAGGCCTTCGTCCACGCGACGCATGGCAACGAACTGATCCAAAGTCATGCTTTTGGCGTAACGAGGTTCAGCCGCGAATTCCGCCTTATATTTCGCGTTCGGATCGACAGGAGCTTCCGGCACGTTGCTGAGTGCCGGGTTTTTCTTTGCGACGATGTCACGCAAAGCAGCTTGCGTTTCTTCAACGCTGAAATTGTTGTCCACGAACAGATTGAACTTGTCAGGAACTCCCGCAAGATCAACCAGTGCCCGGATCTTTTTGCAGCGTGCTCGTTCGTCGGCTGCGAAGTCCGTTGACAAGTCAGGCTTTGCTGCTGTCTCTTCAACTGGCGTCTCAGTCGTGGTCGTTTCTTCGACCGGTGTTTCTTCTGGCTTCTCAACTTGTGTTTCGTCGGCCATTACAGGCTCCCTGTTTGATAGATAGCGGTCAAGGAAACTGTTGATACGACCCCTGACCACTTCGGGTTCCGCATCGCCAAAATACGTGGAAAGCAATACTGTCGCCTGCGCTGGTAGGTTCCGCAGATCCGGCGTAGTCAAGTCGAACATGCCGCCGCGTGTTGCGGCTGGCTCGTCCACGATGTCTCCAGCCCGGATGTCAGAAAATCGCATTGGCCACTTTTCGCCGGTCTTTTTCTTGTCAAACTCTTCGAGGCTTGCGTAATCCAGCCGAGTCGCCAGCGATACGCCGAACGCTTCAGGATCGCTTTCAGCCAAGTCCATGACGTAAGTGCCAAGATCACCTTGAGGGCTCTTGAAAGCAGCGTCTGCCAAGTGCAGGTCGCCACGTAGAGTTCCGCCGTCAACGCGAACGTTCTTCCACCGGCCGAGATAACTGCCCATACCATCGCTGGACATGTTCGGATGAGTGAATCGAGCCTTCGCACCGTTGTTGCCTTTGCTCATCATCTTTTGAGCTTGTGCCAACGATTCTGCATCCACGGTCCACGGCCTCGCATCGCCGTTGTTGAGGTCGCCAACCTGCATCAGATTGGCCCCGAACACGATGTTAGCTTTTCGATCGACCTTTGAGGGCAACTCGGCCTGACGTGTTGTTCTGAACAATGCTGGATCTGCTATAGTGTCAAGCTGTGGCATTTTGCACCCCCCGAACTGCTTTTGCCGATGCCGATGGCTTGCCGACTGGTGCAGGCATCGCGTTTGGATCTGGTAGCCCCAACGCTTGGCGAGCTGTCATGATTCTGGCTTCTGACTTCATCTTGGCCATCGCTTCGCGTTCCCGCTGAGCCAATGTTTCGTCAAAATCTC